TATGTAGCTTTTAAATCTTCCTCAACTACATTGTTTGAGCCGTTTAAGTCTGCTAATTTATACAAACCCTGTTTTATTTTTTTACGAGTTTCAGCAATACATTCATTAAGAAATTTATTTCTGTATTTGCCTGTCGTAACTGAATAATCCCAAAAGTTACGGTCTAAGATAGTTTGACCTGTAGATGTTATTTTTGCAATTATTGAATTGTAAGATTGAAAGAATGAATTGCCGAAATCATCATGTATAATATTTTGATTTGCAACAGGTCTTCCGCTTCTTTCACTATATATTGGACTTGTTCTCATAGTTATTAACTCCATTGTTGATTGATTGTTGATTGTTTCGGCGTTGCTCCGCCTCGTCAGTGCAATAAGTAATTGCAGACAACCGCAAAATTGCAGAGGCTAATTTCAGTTAAGAACCGTTCCCACCTGCGAGTGGATTTCCCAAAAGCCTTAGAGACAACTAGCCCAGATTAAAACCCAATAAGGATTGAACCGCTTTTGGCACTATTTTTCTTTGTGCTAGATAAGAAAAATTTTAAAAAAAACGTAATATCCTCTTAATACATGTATTTATGGATAATTAAACGTCTAAAGTGTCGCACCTGTAAATTAGTTAATAAACCTTTATAAATAGGCATTTAATCACTTTTTAATGTGACACCTATTGGAAAGTGAAACTCAAAAGACTTATTAACTTTTAAATTGTCTTTCTTTGTTTGTTTTTTCTTTTGTCTATAATTCTTATTAGTTCTGGCTTTGTATTGTTTTCCTGCTTCTGTCTTTAGCCAGTCTTTCCTTGTTATCATTATTATATATCTATCCTTTGTTGTGCTTGTTGTTGTCTTGTTGTTGTACTTAAAGAGATACCTTGAGAGATACTTAGAGATATTCTTTTCTTTGCTCTCATCTAATAGTGTAACTTTTCTAATTTAAACAACATGACCTGCACCCTGCGTTGACCTTCAAATAGCTCTGTGCGTGGCTCTGTGTGGCTTGTGGTGGTGCTTGTGGTGGTGCTTTGCGTGTGGATGTGCGTGATACTTAAAGAGGGCAACGCACACGCCCACAGACGCAACGCAAAAAAAACAGACTATCTCACACACGCACAAAAACAAAAAAAGCACCCCACCCATAGGCGTATGCAAAGGATGTGCAGTCCTTATATAATCAAAAAGCCCTTTAATACCTATATTTTGCGTGATTTCATGCGATTACACGCAGGACGTGTGGGGGAAACTGCCTGTCTGTGTATATCATATACCCCCACGAATTTTTTTACGAAATATTTGCCATACGTTCAGACATACGCTTGGCACGATTAGGTGTCTGTCTAGCCCATAGACTATCTAGCATTTCATACGAAGCTCTCTTGTAGTCCTTCTCAGATAATGCTTTAAGCATACCCTTGAACTTACTAACCCCAAAAGCTCCCATCTGGTAGACCATTTCTACCACAATGTTTCTAGCTGTCTCATCAATATTAGGACAATCCTTCAATACATCATCTGCACCTGCTACAGCTTTAGCAAAGTCTCTTTCAAATAGCTTGTCCCACCCTGCTTTGTCTGTAGGTGGTACTTCACCTTCTAACATCTTGTGACCGTAGCCACCTGTAAGATGACCCTCAGTACAGTAATAGGTTTCCATTCTAAAACCTTCTTCTTTTTTAATCTCTTCTTTAGTATGTTCTATATCCATCTGTCGTTTCCTCTTTTGTGTCCTATTGTTGTTTCCATAAATTTTTCCAAATCTTGATTAATCAAATCTTCTTTGTGTTGATTGTAAGATAAGATTTGGTCTCTATCCAATCTGTCTACCCAATACTTAGCCGCCATAGCTAAAGCATCAATGGCATCATCATGTCTTAACGAACCTTTGTCCCTAGTTATCCTAGTCATCTGTCTAAACAACTGATGGTCAGGTTCTAGTTTAAAATCTTCGTGTATTAACAAGTCATCAATGACTAATCTGTGACTATTCATTAATGGCTCTAGTGTATCTATAATACGCTTCTCTTTTTGTGTATTATGTCTAACTTCTTCTATTTCGCATGGGTGTATCTTTGCCATGACAGGTTTTAACAACTGGGTTGCCATACCATCACCAAAGTTACTTTCTATGACCACATAGTTTACATCATTCTTCTTAGCTATGTTTGATAGTCTAGCCATAGTATCTTCGCTATATCCACCATCTAAAGAACCTATAGAAGTCAAATAAAGCACTCCATGAAGCATTTTAAGCACCGCATACGCTGTTTTGTCCGCTCCTCGACCTGATGGGTCAATAGACATACATGTGCCTTCAAATGCGGTAAATTCTTCGCTCATATACATAGGAGCTACAAAGTAATCACCTTTAAGTCCTACATTAGGTATATCTGGGTCTATAGCTTTCATCTGTTCTGGTGATGAAGCCCATTGTATTTTTGCAGGTGCTTCTTTCCATGTAGAGCAACCTGAAGCTACAATTAAATCGTTTAACTTTAGAGGGTATCTATTTGCGTCAGACAAACTTGTGTCCAACATAAATTGTAGGTTAAACCCAGAGCGACCATAAGATGATAGTCTTTCCATAAGGTCAATAGCGTCAAATCTTTTAGGGTCAGTAGGTTCACCTTCTTTACCCTGTATGATGTCTGCTAGTTTGTGACCGTAACTAATTTTTTGTGTTTGATTAGGTACTAACGCAGTCCATATCTTTGTCTTAAAACCTCTTTCCTCTAATGTGTTGTACAATGACATCTCATTTTGAGGTGTTCCAAGAAATATAATACGACCTGTGTTAGGTTTAATAATCGCATCAAACTCTTTGACTGTCTCAGACAATCTATCTCGCATTAATTGTGTTTGGGAGTTATTAGCACTCTCTACGTCATCAGCAATGATGATGTCTGCCCTACTACCTGTTAACTGTCCTGTAATACCCATAGATTTAACTGATGGGGCATGTGAAGCTAACGCAGGAGCTACATCAAATGATACCTTAGAATGTCTTTGATTATCTCTAGGTATTAAGTGTTGTAACAACGGCATCTCAGCAATTAGCCTTTGTGTAAATGTACTAAAGTCATCTGCTCTTGTTTTACTAGCAGATACTACCAAAATATTTTTTTGAGGATTAAGAAGTAATTGATGACATACAAAGGCAGAGGTAATCCAAGACTTACCCACGCCCCTAAATGCTTCTATTACAAGTCTCTTTTCGTCTGACTGTAAATAATCCGCAATATCGAATTGTATAGGTGTTGGCTCAGGCAGGTTTAAGTGCTTCCAACATAAATACAAAAAATTTTTAAAATTCTTTAATCTTTTATCCATTATCAAATGGTACTTCGTCTAAAATGTTATCTTCTTTTTTAGTCAAAGGTTCTTTACTGTATGTCTTACAAACTTCTAAACATACTTTCATCTCTGATGCAGTTAAGTCTTCACCAGATTTTAATTTTTTATACGCATGACTTACCAATAGTTGCGGTAATTCTTTAATTACTGTTTCTAAATTATTGGGGTCTTCCTTGTCTGTTGTATGGTTTGTAACTTCGCTTTTCATTTTTGTTTAACCTTTTCTTATGTGTTCTAATTCTTTTTCTAGGTTTTGGTCTAGGCTCAAAATGAACAAATTTTTGTTTTGCCATTACTCAAGTATTAATTTTTTAATGGACTTACTACCGTCTATGTTCAACTCTAACTCTGCCATTGACTTTATGCACTGGTACTTGACTTTACTATCAGATTTTAATTGACGTTTAGCAACACGAGAACCTTTTAAACATTCAGACATTGACGTTTGTATTCTAGCTTCCTTTATTTCTCCGTTAATTATCATAAGTAAAGCTATTACCAACTCTGGCATTAATGTCCTCCGTTTCCGTTTGCTCTTACTTTATCTTTTAATTCTTCAATATCAGTTAGAGCCTTATCTAATTGTTCTCTTAAAAATTCTATATTGACTTTGTTAGTCATATTCATCTCTTGAGTTTCTTCCATTTTCTCTACAGACTTGTACAAATCTTCGATTAAAAAATGTTGCTCTTGGTCTGTGGGTACTTGTTCAGACTTTTTTAACAAATCGTTTTCAAATAACTCTCTTGATGTCTCTAACGAGGTCAACCTCGCTGTCACCTCTGTATACCCAAATACACCCATTGCTACTGCTATAACAATACCAATCATGTTCTTGATTGGCATAGCAACGCTAGTGTTTTCGCTTATCTTCATGTTTTTTCTTTTGTTTTGAATGAGGGAAATCTATTGTGTAAAGATTATCTACAATGTTATCTAAAAATTTCATACGTTCATCTATCCAACCTAGTAGTGAATAGACAAACTTATCCATTATTTCTTTTTAAGTTTATTCATTGTAGTGACACCGAATGATGCACCCACGATTGTTAGTATTATATACCAGAACATAGGGTCAGCACTTTGTAATATTGACCAACCACGTTCCATTGCGTTTTGTGTGTACGGAATAAAATGACAAGCCATCAATACCGTAAAGAACACCACCAACCACTCGTCTTTCCATGAGTGTTCTTGTTGTTTAATCTGCTCTATTGATATTTGTGATGCCGCATCTAATTCTTTTTCTCTTACAATTTTATCTTTTTGTAACTTATGCTGTATAGCACCAAATGTTTTCTCTGCTATAATTTTAGTAAGAGGATTTTTTAATAAAGTTAACCACATCTTATAAAGCCAAAAGTATTGCTGACCAAATTACAAATAATACAAAAAGTTTTTTATCTGTATTTTGGAAATAAATTTTTAATTTGTTCCACCATGTCTTAGGTGTATATCCATATATTATCATGTAGTTGCTCCTATTTGTTTACATTCAAATTTTATAACTATTTTATTTTTTTCTAATACGTCTCTCTGGTATTCTTCATACTCAGATAAATTTTTGTACGTTGCTTGTGCAACACCATAACCTGCCATTACACAATCATAGTGAGTATTAAATTGATAACCTGCTATTTGGCTATTAGGACATTGTCCAGTTGCCATACTGCACATGTACAAAACTAATAAATATTTCACTTAAATTGAAAAAAGCCTATGATTGTTGCTAAGAGTGTGGCTAAAAATATTAATACTGATACAGCACCTTTACCCTTAGATACATCTTGTCTTAATGCTTTTACTTCTGTTTTTAGTTCGTCAATAGAATGGTATAGTGCTTTCATTCTTTCAGCACATAACTTTTCGTGTGAAGAAAGTCTAACTCCAGTAGCTACATCAGCGTACTCACTAGGAGTTAGCTTCTTCTTTGCCATTACAATACGATTGTATTAGCTTCTTCTTCAGTTAATGCTTCACCTGCAATTAATTTAGCTTTAGCACTAGCTTTAAGATTATCTTTAGTTTCTTTAGCAGTTGCTAAATCAGTTTCTTGTTGTGTTAATCTAGCTACATCAGAATCATATTGTGTTTGTTCTTCTGCTGTCATATCTGAAATTACACCATCAACCCATTTTTTACTCATAATTATCTCCTAATAAATATTTGTTATTTTCTTCCATAAATTCTTATAGTTCCTTGAATGTTATTACCACCATTAGTAAAGATATAAATGCCTGTTGCAGTAATATTACCATTATAAATCCAACCAGTTGAGTTATGTCTAAACTGAGAAGTTCCATCCCAAGCAACCGAGCTTGATGTTCCTCTTGGGTAACTGCTAAATCCAACATTAGCTAATGTTATATTAGCATAAGCTCCATATAAAGGGTCTGTTCTAGAATTACTTAACCACCATTCACTTCCTCCCCAATTAGTATTATTTTGACCACCTGTACCTGTACTAGAATCCCTAGTAACTTGTTGTGAACCATAGTAATATTCATTACTAGACTGAACTCCACCACTTGTTACCATTCTTACATATAGAGAACCACCATTTGAATGAACAGTATAGTTTGCAAATTCAATTACATAACTATTGTATGTTGTGTCAAATACATTGCTAATTGTGTAAGTAGATGCACCAGATAAATTGCTGTCATGTATTTTTACAAAGTCAGAAGATACTGTTCCCCAACTAGGATTAGCACCAGAGCCACCAGTTTGTAAAACTTGACCACTTGTTCCTGCCGCTAGTCTTTGTAATCCACTTCCATCTCTGTAAAGTATATCACCTTGTGTTGTTAAAGTTGTACCAACGTCAGTACCACCTGCCGCCATTTGCGTCCAATAGGTAGCATTGGAAACAGCGTTACCAGTAGATGCTTGAATACAAATATAACTTGAACCACCTGATGTAACTATATCGTCTACAACATAAGCAGTGCCATTATTATATGCACCTCTAAATACTGGCTTAATTCTACCTAAATTTAATGTTGCCATTATTTNNACATTCAGATTGCCATTGGCATCAACTGTAAATGTTAGTCCTCGTTTTGCGACAAAACTTTCTGTAAATTTATCAGTTCCGTCATTGTGTGTTACAGACAAATCGTCTGCACCATTTGTATAGTGAACAACCAAGTCTTCTTTTTGATTACCTGTGCCATTCGTTTTTACAAATCCGTATAAATCTGAAGAACCTGCGTCTCCAAAAACTAATTCAGTACCACCATCATTAACAACTACAGCTTTACCTGCGTTGCTTGATAAGTTACTTACTATGTCTGCTAAATCTCTTGCTTTACTCATATTTTACCTCGCTGTACATGGTACGTTGTTTGAACCTACTAATGATTGACCAAATGCAAAACCAATTAAACTTGCTGTTCCTGCAAAATCACTACTGTCAGTTCTAAATTTAATTCCATTAGAAAGAAAATCACAAACTCCATTAGGGTCATTAATACTTTCTGTATTTGCATTATTTGCTCTTAAATTTTTAGAAATTACATTATATCCAACTCTTTTATTATCAACTATTACCCAATCTCTAGTATTGTTTGATGTTTTAAATATAAAAAATGAAGGAGCAAAACCAGTATATAAAAACACACCATCATTATTATTGTTTGCTGTCCAAGAAAGTGCTTTACTAAAACCAGTTTTTCCTGCAAAGCAGTAAGCTATATGATTATCTCCACTTTTATTAACTGAATGATGAGTATTAACAGTAAACACACTTGAAGTTGGTGCTACGTTAAATCTGTTGTTGTTAGATGAACTAGCTTCTGTTGTGTTAAGTGCTTGATAATAACCTGCACCATTGGCACTATGATATACTGACCAATCTTCAGTTGAAGATAAATTTCTTATAATCATCATATCTGGTACTACACCTAAACCATGACCTACAGTTGTTTGACTTCCTGTTCCTGTATATTTAACAATACTAAAACCTGCCGTAGTGTTTGCTGAAACTGTTGAAGATGTTGCTCCATCTGAATTTGCTGAACCTGCTCCATTTGCTTTCCAGTTCCATGATGCCATAGTACCCCCATTACTATTTACTCCACTATCAACCCCAACTGTAAAACCATCAGTCCCAAAAGCTGTTAAACCAGTTGAAGCTGTTGTTTCTGCACCATTAGTATCACTTCTAATTCTTTTTGTTACACCTCTAAGTGCATCATACAAATGATGTCCAGATGCACCTCCTCTTTGTTTAGCCCAAACAAAATCTGGTTGAAATCCTACTCCTGTAATTGAATGTCCTGCTGAACCATTACCTGTATAAAGTTTAGTATTAAAAT